CCGGTTGGCGGCGTTCTCGCGCGCGGCCTGGATCGCCGCGTCCGTGGCTTCCTGGTTCTGCCGCCGGATATCCTCGCGCTGCTGGCTCAGCTCGGCGATTCGCGCTTTGATCTCGTCGGCCTGGTAGCCGAGCCGCTTCAGGGTCAACTCCTCTTCGAGCAGCATCCGCGAGGTGTCCATGTCGTAGAGGCGCTGCCGCACCCCGTGGACCTTCTCCAGGTAGTCGACCTCAATCTCTGCCTTGCGCTGCTCGACGGCGATCTTCTGCTCGAGCGTCTGTGCGTCGGCGCCCTCAAGCTCGCGGAGGCGTGCGTCGCGCTCGAAGCCGGCCCGCTGCTCCTCGAAGGCATAAACCTGGCGTAGGTGATCGAGGTTGCGCTCGGCGATTTCCGCGTCGTTCTGGATGCGCTGCTGAAAGCGGCGCGCCTCGAATTCCATCGCGCGCTGGTGCGCATCTTCTTCGTCCTTGAGGTAATCGGCCAGCGCCTTCTTGTTTTCGATCGCGAAGTGCTGCTTGAAGGCTTCGAGCTTCTGTCGCGCCTCGTCAATGATCGCGTTCCAGGCCGCTTTGGTAAGGGCGACGTAGTGCGAGACGCCGCGCTCATCGACGAACGTGGTGCGCTTGGCGATCTCGGCGTTGATCTCGGCGATGTCCTTGGCGAAGCCGGTCTTGCCGGCGCCCGCGGCAGCGATGGCCCGTTCCCGGAAGAACTTCTCGTTTTCGGCCTGGCGTTTCCGGATCTCCTGCGCGAGCTTCAGCGCGTCCACATCCGGCTCGCCCGCGATCTTGATCTTGGGCAGACCGGCCCCGAACTCGCCCCACGGCTCCTCTTCGCCGGGCAGCAGTCTGCAGCCGGTGACGAGTTCGCGGATCTGGTCGTCCGTCATCCCGCGTTTTCGGAGGTCGGCGAGGGACGTCTTGCCGGACAGGAGTTGCTGCCGGAGCGCCGCGTTCTCCATCTCGCGGCCGCGCGCCTCCAGGCCCTCCTGCATGTCCCTATACGACTTGTAGACGACCGCGCCCGCGGTAACCACGCCCGTGATGAGCAGCGCCCAGGGATTCCGCGTGAGCGCGAGTGTGAGCGCATCGACGGCCTTGGCGATCCCCAGGATCTTGCTCGCGATGGTGTAGGTGGCGAGAATGCCCGCGAGCCAAACAGCCATCGTGCCGAACTTCTCGATCCAGGTCACGTTGTCTTTGAGCCAGCCGACCAGGTCCTTCAAGTGGCCGACGACGGCCTTCAACTCGTTCTGGAAAGCGCGGCCGACATCGTCCTTAAGGTCCTTCAGCTCGCGGGAGAGCTTCTCCATCTGGCCGTCGACGCTCTCGGCTTTGGCCGCGGCCGCACCCTGAGTCTCCGTCGCCGCGCGCATCACGGCGTTGTAGCGGACCTGCTTGGCTTCGAGGTCGGTGAGCGTTCGGCCGCGCTTCATCTCCTCAACTTGAACCGCCTTGTTCAGATCGACAAACAGGCTCATCGTCGCAGGCCGCGGCTCTGGCCGGTCTCGATCGCCAGCATGATCTTCTCGAAGGCCTCGGCGGCTCTGATGCCTTCGGTGCTGACGGCGGCGGCGTCCTTGGCGATGCGCGCGAGACCCTGCGCCTTCTCCAGGCCGATGTCGGCGATGATGAGCTTCTGGATGCTGGTGGTGGCGTCCTCCGAGGTGTAGCCGACCTGGCGAATGGCCTCGATGGCCTTCGTCGCGGCGGCCGCGCCGTCGCCGTGCACTCTGGCGAGAGTGCGGGTGATGGAGACAAGCCGATCTTCCTGGGCCGCCTGCCGCGCAGCCCCAATGGTCCACTCCTTCCCAAAGTCGATAACCTTCTTGATCGCGTCCGCGAGCAGGTTGCCGGCCGTGGCGCCCTTCACCATCGAGGCGGTCATCCCGTCGATGCCCTGCGAGGCGCCGCGCGCGGCTTTCGTGGCGGTCGCTTCGATATTCGACAGGTTGGTGTTGACGCTCTTGATGGACTGGTTCCCCTTATCGACGTCGATGGTGACGACCAGCTCGAGCTTGTTATCGGCCATGAGAGCGAAGTCGGAACGCTACAGTGCAGGAACTAAGACTAAGCGAGAGACGTTTCTAATGAACGACTGAACGACTGAGATTTTAGATCGTGGTACGGGAGCTGATCGGTCGAACGGTCGAACTGCCTTTCACAACGTTAATTAACGTTTTCATCTCTGAACTGCAGATGCTGGCATGCCAGTTCAGTTGGAGTATGGAGGATGTTAACTCCCCGGCACCTCGTAAATCAGCTCGTCCCCCCGGATGCCGCGAATCAACAATCCGATCAATGCTCCGATCGCCGCACCACCTGCGACTACCACGGCTGTTCCGGCGCCTGAGAGATCCCACCCCTGACCGATGGCAGCAAATGTACCCGCACCGGCAGCGGCACCGATGAGCGGCGCGGACTTGGCCGCGCCACGGCTGGCCGTCACCCGGCGAATCGTATCCCTGGCGATGAGGCGAGTACCTCCGCGTGCCTGAAGCACTGTAATAGTGGCGTTATCTGCAGACACGAATGCGCCCTTCACTGTAACCTTCGGCCGATCAAGCTGGACCGTGACCTTTCGTCCCGGACGCAAGCGGGATATGCTATTCCAGTCCCGCTGCGGCTGGCTTGCAAGCGCCTGAAGCGCAAGGACCTGTATGACAAGGAACCGGCACACGAACCCGCGTAGCAGCTCCTTTGCAGAAACTCGGTGTTCGGCCCGCGCTATACCTTTCGGCTCGCTCATCCCATTCACCTCTCAAGGTACGCTTACAACAATTGGTGAAGTGGGGCCCCTCTGGATTATCAGCTCAGTTTTGGTCAGCCGAGACCCGGTCCGACCCGCTATCAGAACAGCCTTTCCAGACGGCACTCCTCTGAACTCGGACGATCCATCCACACCGGTCCGGGCGCGGCGGTTCGCGGCTGCGTGCAGGCTCCTCGACTGCATAGCCTCGGCAGGATAGCCTTCGTCCTTCGCCGACGCGTGCAGGCGCACATAGGCGCCGGTCACGGGGGCTCCTGTAGCATCCACCACCTTCCCGCGGACTGTCACGCCAAGTCTGTCCAAAACGACGGTGACGCCCTGGAGCTGTTCTCCCGAGGCGAGCAGCCGGCCGGAGAACGCCGGCAGCCAGTCGTCGGCAGTTGCCTCGATGACAAAGGGCTTCCCCTGGGCGACAAACGGCAACACAAAATACCCGAACTCGTCCGAGCGAAACGGGCCCACTTCCTGCTCGAATACAAAAGTCCGCAACTCGCCAGGGTATCCTATCCGCACGGCGGCGCCAGGGACGGTGTTGCCCGCCCGATCAACCACCCGTCCCGTGACCACACTCGAACGGGGGAGCACGAACTCAAGCGTGGGTGAAGGGCTCGCGCCCGACACCATAACCGAAATCTCTTGCGACACGTATCCGTCGGCCTTGGCCACGATGGTCGCTCTGCTAGTCGGATCGATGTTTAGCAGCGCCACTCCATCGCCGCCCGTTTGGTAATTCGTCGATTTGACATGCGTCGTACCTTGTAGGACCGTCACGTCGCCCGACACCGGCTGCCTACTGGCGTCAAGAATACGGGCCACGAGACCGACAGTTCCACTCTGCGCGGAAAGGATTTGGCTCGCCGTGAGAACCAAAGCCGCCACCATAGGCAACTGTGTTCTTTTCCCCAACATTGCCATTCCTCCTTTGTTAACCCAGTCGCTTCACCACAAGCAGTTGTATCGAGGATAGGAGAACCGCAGATACTCGCAATTGGGTCCGTCTACATAGTACGCGTAGTTTACGAGCATTTGCAACTGCGCCTCAACCCGCTGTTCGTTGCTCGGGTCCTGATACCAGCTCACGCCGACCCAGGGGCTCGCCGCAGCATCACACCAACCGACTTCGCAGTTCAGATAGGCCGTGGTGTTCGGAAAATACAGAGTCTGGACCAGATCGTCCGGGTCCGGGCGGTCAAGTTCATACAGCGACATCCAGTTTGTACCGCTTGACCAGGCATACAAGTCTTTGCATCCACCGCTATCGCAGATTCCGTCGTCGTCGGTGTCCTCGGGGCAGTTGGCGTACACATCCGCTCCGATGGTTCCGTGCACGTCGATCGACATGGCGGACGATCCGTATAGATGCTGTACCTGTTCCGTGCAGTTGTTCCAGTTGTAGTAGGAGCAGTTGGGTGGTGCCCATTCGTGGAATGTGCAACTGTTCCATTGATACTTGCTGTCGGTCCAGTACCAGCCTTCGAACTGACGACCGTCTTCCTTCTGGCCGTAGTTCGATGTGACGCCCCAGTTCCCGAACGGTGCGCTGTGAAACCAGCCACACTCAGCATCGACCGGGCCCATCACTCTCCGCCAATTGTTCAGTCCCGCAACTGAAACGCGGCAAACTTGCGCTGGTGCCTCAGTCGAAGACAGAAACGATGCGAGCATTAAATTGACAACCAAGACTCCCGTTCTGTTCATCGTGAGTTGCATGCCGCGCCAGTCGATGGCCTTGGCCCCAAAGTCGAGGCGGGCCTTGATCTCAACGCCGTCCACGTCAAAGCCCTGGCGCGTTTCGATGTAGACGCCGTCCTGGCCTTCGAGATAGGCGTACTCGATCGTGTCGATCTGGTCCGGCGCTGCGAACAGGTACCAGGCCGTGGCGCTCGCGGCGTCGAGGCGCGGCTCGGCAATCGGCGTCAGCGCCCGGATGTACTCCGGCACCACGTTGGCCGACTGCGCCGGCGCGAGATTCGACGCCACTAACTGGAACGCGGTGAGCTGCAAGGCGACCGGCACGGCCAGGTAACGGGCCTGTACGTTGAGCGTCGTAATACCGTCGAGGCCCTTCTGCTTGGCCATGGCGGCCATGCCGGCGCCCAACCCCGTCAGCGCCAGCGCGCTCCCCGCACCCGAGTTCAGATTCGCGTGGTTGGCATGGAACAGCGCCACGCCGTCGCCCATGTTCGGGTTCGAGGTGATGATCCCCCAGACGGTATCGCTTTCAAGCGTCGCCGCGGCCACGCCGAAGCCGGCCGGAATGCGCGTGAACGCGCCCAGGTCGTCGTTGATGATCACCTGCCGGGTGATCGAGACGATGCGGCCGTAGGTGGCGAGCTTGTAGGTCTCCTTCGATTCGCCGATCGAGCCGTGGGTGAACTCGCCCTTCTCGTTCACCTTCTGCAGGCTCGGCGCCTCGCCCAACTGCACGGCGTTGATGTTCTTGAAATCGACCGCCGAGCGCCTGCGAGAGAACGGCAGGAACGTGCGCGGGTAGGCCTCGTAGGCCTGGCGCAAGGTCTTGTTGGCCACGTCGGCCAGGATGTACGGGAAATCCGAGGTCGAGAGCGCCAGCTTGGCGATCTCGTGCCGCGGCATGCGGCGCGTGCGCGTGCCGGAGGCCTCCAGGCACTCGCGCGCCAGATCGAGCAGCGTCTGCCCGGCCCAGTCGCGGCCGAGTTCGTCCTTCAGCGGAAACAGCGCCGGGTCGTAGCGGTGCAAGAGCGCCGCCGTGATTCCCGCCCGCCGGGTGTCGGCTTCATCGCGCGTGACGGCGGCCGTTGCACTGCGAATCGGCGGCTGGTCGCGCTTCGCCATTTCGTCGATCGCCAGCTTGCGGAACTCGTCGATCGATGTGCCGCGCTCGACGTGCTCGGCCACGAGTTTCGCGTCCAGGCCGGCCGCGCGGCCGACTTTTTCCAGTTCCAGGATGCGCGTGCGTTCGGCCATCGCCGCGGCCTGCCGCTCCGCATCCACATTGATTTCCGGACGGGCCTGCTCGCCCGTTTCGGTGATGGTCTCTTCCATCGTCTGCTCCTTCGGGCCAGTTGCCCGCAACGCTTCGATTTCGAAAAACTCCTCCTCGCCGGAGGCCTTGAATCCGGCGCCGGGATCGGCGCCGATCGGGACGACCGAGACTTCTTCCGGCTCCCAATCCACGGCCAGGTAGCTTTTCACCTGGTCGTCTTCCTTGGTCGTCTCCTTGAGCTTGTGAATGAGGACGCCCATGCTGGCGTTCTTCAAGATGCCGTCCTGGACGTCCTGCCAGATGGGGTTGACATCGTCGCGCCGTGAAAAGCGCACCGTGGCCTTGCCGGTGTTTCCTTCGAGCCAGGCTTTGTCGATGACGCCGATGACGTCCGACAACCGCATGTCGCGGTGGGAATCGAGCAGCGGCGCGCTGCCGCTGTTCAGCCGGCCCAGACGCACGTGCGCCGGGTCCATGCTGAAGGTCAGCTCGAAGGGGCCGCCGAAGCCGTACCGGCGCACGGTCGAGCCGGTATACCAGATCAGGCCGATGGTGCGGTTCTCGGTGTCCTTATTCTCCTGCGCGAAGGTTGCCAGCAGGCGCTGCGGCGCAATCAGGCGGCGTTCGACGCTGCCATCGAGGTGGACGACTTCAACCTCGGTGCTTGTGGTTTTCTCAGGCATTGTTCTCCTTGACCGCTTCTTTCTGTCCCGCGCCGCTCTGGGTCACCTTGCGCGGGTCGCAATCGAGCACGATCCCGCGCTCATCGAGCAGGCGGTTGATCTCGGCGATCTGCTCGAGCTGCGCGTCGGGGTCGTAACCCTGCTCGGCAATCGCCTGCCGCAACGTCAACGTGCCGGTGCGGATGCGGTTGAGCGTGGCCACCGAGTCCTTGTACGGGTCCACGCTGCCGAACCCGGGCGGCGTCCATTCGGCTTTGAAGGGCCCGGGCTGCGGAATCGCACCCGCCGTGAACGCCACGGCGACGAACCGATTCCACACGGGGATACACAGCATCGGGATGAACGTCAGCCACCGGAACGACTCGATGCCGTTGCGGAAGCTGAGCAGGCCGGCGCGGTAGGACGAGTAGTTCACGCGCGAGAGGTCGCCGGTTAACTGCTCGTAAGTGAGCTGCAGGCCGGTTGCGATCGAGCTTTGCCGGGTGGCGACGTAATCGCGGTATCCGCTCGATGCCGACGGCGTCGAAAACGTGATCTCCTCGCCCGGCTTGAGGTACTCGATCATGCCCGGCTCGAACGACTCGACGCGGCGCCCGGTCTCGGCATCGGTGGATGCCGGCGCGATCGGCGGGCCTTCCGGCCCCTGCGGCTGCGTGACGAAGGCCGCGAAACAGGCCTCGATCTTCTTGCGCACCAACTCGGCTTCCTCGTATTCGTCGAGGTCGCGCAGCGTGATGATGACCGGCGCCAGCCACGGCACGCCGCGCACCTGGCCCGGCCTGTCCTTGCGGTAGATGTGCAGGACCTCGGAAGCTGGCACGCGCGCGCTCACGAGCGAGCCGCGAAGCGAGGTCTGGGTCACCTCGCCCGGATGCTGCCCGAAGAGCCAATAAAAGGTGCGCCGGCCGACGAGGTCGAACTCGACCCCATGGATGATGTAGCCCGTGTCGGTCTTCTGCGTCTTCGACTGGTCGAGGTAGTCCGGTTCGAGCACCTGCAACTGGACCGGCACTTTGAAGCCGTCGCCGTCGCGGCGCTGCCGGAACCGGACCAGGCACTCGCCGCTCTCGAAAACCGTCCGCGCAACCAGAGCCTGGATGCCATAGAAATCGAGCTGTCCATCGGCGTCGCACCGCTCGATCCAGTCGAGCCACGCCGCGTCAATCTGGCGGTTCAATTCCGGCAGGCCGGTCCGCGCCTGCGCCGTGATGCCCGTACCGACGGCGTTGCCCACAACCTCGGCCACGGCCCGCGCCGCGTATGGGTTGTTGCGCACGAGGTCGCGCGAGCGTTCGCGCAGCTTCGACAGCGCCAGCACGATCTCGGCGTTGGCCGAGTTGCCGGTGGTGATCCAGCCGTCCGTCCGCCGCGTCGCGCGTGCGCCTTCGTAGGCGAGGCGCACCATCTCGGCCGCGCGCCGCGCGCGGACGCGGCGCAAGCCAGCTTCCGGAGACACCCACGTAATTGCGCGGTCGAGCCAGTTCATCCCTTTGAGGTCCGCGCCATACTGAACCGCTCCGTTGCGATGCTCGCCTTGGCGATCTCGGCGTCGATCAGCGCGAGCGCCTGCTGCTGCTCGGCATACTGCACGCTCCGCTCGCCGAACTCCAGGCGGGCGATGCCCAGCGAATTCAGGATTTCGTCACGCTTGGCCTGTAATTCCGAAAGCGTCATGTCAGTTCTTCCGCCGCTTGAAGTAGAACGTCGCCCGCGCCCCGAACTCGCGCACCACGGCCACGAGCTCCCAGCCGAGGGCGCCGCATTCGGCCAGCAACTCCGGCGATTCCGCGTCGCCGGTGACGACCATGTACTCCCACTCGGTGCGGCCGGCCTGTGGTGGCATGCTCCGGATCTTCATCTTTCGAACCAGTTCCTGGTGCGTCCACCGAGCCATCGCCGTTCCTCGCGCGGCGCCGCCGGGCGCGGCCTCTCACCCGCAAGCGCGACGATGCGGTCGGCCTCGTTATCGAGTGAGAGCCCCATCGAGACCAGCGCCCGCAGCGCTGCATAGGCGTAGACCCGGGCGTCGAGCGCTTCCTGCCGCACGCCGGGCTTGGGACGCCACTCGCGATTCGGCTTGCCCTTCTTGTAGGTCGTGACCAGCACTTCGCCGAGAAGCTGCTCGAAGTACCGCTCCTCGCGGTCGGCGGGGAAGTGACAGAAACCGGGCGTGCCCGGCGTCGGATTCTTCAGCCGGCCGAAGATGGTTTCCTTGGCCGTGTCCGTGCCGACGATCCACGGCTTCTCGCCGCGGATGTTTTTCGCTGTCGGCTTGCGCTGCCACACCGGAAGCGGCCCGCCTTTACCTTTCACCGCGAAGATGCGCCGGTGGGCGCGCGTGCGGCAGAAGTCGTAAACCGCCTGCGACTCCCATCCGGAGTCGATCGAGCAGGCCGCGACAGGCAGCGAGATGCCGGCCTCGTGCAGCCACCGGCGTTCGAGATAGGCATCGAGTTCCTGCCAGAGCGCAGCTCCGGACGGATCGCCGGGGAGGACTCGGTACTCGATCGACCAGGACTCTTCGCCGCGCCCCCAGCCCACGACCTCCAGCTCGAGCCGGTCCTTCTGGACATCGACGCCGGCCGTCAACACCGCGGCGCCGTACGGAACCTGAGCGCGGTAGAACTCGCGCCGCGCCATTACCGCCGCCGCCGGAACGCTGGTTTCCGCTTCGTCGTCCCACGGCTCGGCCAGCACCGTGTTGACGAACTCGCGGTGCGTCTCGGGCGAGCGCCTGTCGGCCAGGAACTTCCGCGCGAGCGCGCCCCACTTCCGCCAGGGCGAGTAGAGGCCGTTAATCCAGAAACCGGCAATGTCGGTGACCTCCGGCTTGGCCGCGCGCCACTCGCCCAGTTTCAGCATCCCGTGCTTCTGCCAGTCGCCGATCAGCTTCGAGCAATGCTCGCACCGGTACTGCGCCTTCTCGGGCGCTCCTTTCGGCCAAGTCAGGTTCCCCCACGTGAGGATCTGGAAGTGCCCGCAGTGCGGGCAGGGAACCCAGAAACTCTGCTGGCTCGAGTTGAGCCAGGCCGCCTCGATCCGCGACGCCCCCTTCGTCGTCGGCGTCGAACACAGCACGATTTTGCGGTTCCAGAAGTTGGCCGTGCGCGTGATCGCCAGGTTGACCGGGTCGCCCTCGCTGCCGGCGCTCGCGGGATACCGGTCCACCTCGTCCAGCAGGCAGTAGCGGATCGAGCGCATGGCCAGTCCCGCCGGCGAGTTCGCCGCCGCGAGCGTGATCGAGCCGCCCAGGAACTTCTTGTGCAAAATCGTGTTGTTCGAATCGCGCGAGCGCGCGTCCGCCACCTTGCCGCGCAGGCACGGCGTATCTCGCAGCATGGGCGCCAGGCGGTCCTTGGAGAACGCCTCGGCGTCGATCTCGCGCGGCTCGACGAGCAGCAGCGGGCCCGGGTCGAGGTCGATGATGTAGCCGATGAAGTTCTCCAGCATCGACGACTTGCCCAACTGCGCCGCGCTCATGACGACGACCGTCTCGGCCGGATGAGATGGGCTCAGCGCGTCCATGATCGCCCGCTGGTACGGGGCGCGATCCGTGCGCCACTCGCCCTTCTCGGCCGCCGACTCGGAGCTGAGCCGCCGGTTCTGATCCGCCCATGCGGAAACCGTGAGGTCCGGCGGAGGCGTCAGGACTTCGGCGGCCAGGATCTGGATCTCGTCAACGCGCATACTGGACGGCACCGCGAAGGTCGTTGATCAGCACGCGAGCCTCTCGCATGAGCACATCGCGCACCTGGCGCTCGTCGGTGAGCGGCGTGATCTCCGGCGCGACGCGGTTCGGCCACGCCAGGATCGCCTCCTTGATCGCGATACCGATGGCCTCGATCCGCTGCTTGAACAGTTCCGCCTCGATGAGCTTCCCAATCCGGACGTCGTACTCGATCTTGCGGAGCTTCGCGCGGAAGACCATGTCGGCCGTGCGCGCCTGGGCGAACGTGGCGACGGACGGGGCGGCCTCCGGAGCCGCCGTGATCCGCTCCGAGACCGGCTCCGGCCGGTCGTCCAGAACCGCGTCCGAGGCGGCGGCGTCCACCTTGCCGCCGCGCATCACCAGCACGCCGGCCTTCGCCAACCGGCTGATGTACTGCCGGCTCTTGCCACGGTGCCGTGCGTACTCGGCCTGGCTCATTAACTGGCGCGATTCGGCCATCAGCAAATCGTTTGCGCCCGGATCTGTTTGAAACGTCGCCGGATTCAGTTGTCGGATTCAGCTTGCCATTCGCGGGAACGGAAGCGATGAATGGGGTCGCTATGATCACCCGCGATCAACTGATCCAGTGGGCCACGGCGGACGGTTGGAAGCTCGACCGCTTTGGCCACCTCAAGAAGGAGTTCGACAACGGCACGCACCGGCTGAAGCTGAGCCGGATCGCCGCCCGCCACGAAATTCACACGCCGTTCGGATGGGCGCGCATCCACAGCGGCTATTACAAGGACCTCACCATCACCGCCGACGGGAAACTCGCCGGCATGAAGTTCTGAATCGAAAGGAGAACCATGAGACTGTTTGCCATCGACACCGACAACAACATCACGGCCTTCCCTGCCGCCGAGCAGATTCCCGAAGGCCAGGAGCATTTCGCGAGCGAGAAGGAACTCGCCAAACTCGCCGCGAGCTGGCCAACCGACCGGCTGGTCCAGGTCTGGAACAGCTTCGCCGGAGTGGCGCCCTTCGACGACCTGAAACCGGTCAAGAAGTTCACCGACCGCAAGACGGCCGTGGCCCGCGTCTGGAAGGCCATCCAGCGCCTGGACGCCCCTGCCGCGCCACAGGCGGCCGGCGTCGCGCCGAAGACCAAGGTGCAGAGGAAGGCGGCCAAGTCCGAGGACGCCACGCCCACTGCACGCGAGGGCAGCAAGAAGGCCGTCGTCATCGACCTGCTGAAGCGCCCGGACGGCGCGTCCCTCAAGGACATCATGGCCGCAACATCTTGGCAGCCGCATAGCGTCCGCGGCTTCATCAGCGGCACGCTCTCCAAGAAGATGGGGCTCAAGGTCGAGTCCAGGAAGCGCCCCGACGGCGAGCGCGCCTACCAGCTCGCGCAGTAGCCGGCGGCCATGATGATCGAGTTCGGAGACCACGGCGAGGAGGAGCAGCGCCTCCTCCTCCGCTACCTGGAGGCCGCCAAGTCGCTGCCGCCTGCCATTCACAGGCCGAAACCAGGTTGCCTCTGGCGCCTGATCGGCCGCCTCTACCTCGCCTACCTGCGCTGGCGCTACCGGGCCGCACGCCAAAGGTTGTGACCGCGCGGTCACAACCTTTGCTCGGGATGATCACTCAAGCTCCGTGGATAACCCTGGCGCCCGCGCCCGAATCTGCGACCGGATCTCCTCGGCGATCGAATCCAGCCGCATGTGCACGTTGTCCTCCCGCAGCCGGCATTCGGCCGAGCGCACGTACAGACCGTTCAATCTGGAAATCATTCGGTTCTCCTGCTCGGCCAGTTCCTTGCGTACCTCAGCCAGCAGCGCCCGGTTCTGGAGGCTCACGTAGGCCGCAATCAGCCCCGAAACCAGCCCGATTCCGGGGACAATCAATCCAATCAGCCGCTCTTCCATTACGCCGCGGTCTCCACCCGTGCGGACTCGTCGAACGTGCGCCCGTCCGCTTCGAGCATCGCCTGCCTGCCCGTGAACTCCTGCCACCGCCGCACGATCACGTCGCAGTACTTCGGTTCGAGCTCGACCACGCGCGCCTGGCGGCCCGTCTTCTCGCACGCGATGATCGTCGAGCCGGAACCGCCGAAGGGATCGAGCACCGTGTCGCGGCTTTTGCTGGAGTTGCGAATGGCGCGCTCGACCAGCTCGACCGGCTTCATCGTCGGATGCAGATCGTTGGCGACGGGCTTCTTGATGAACCACACGTCGCCCTGGTCGCGGGCGCCGCACCAGTAGTGG